TTCTCTGTGCTTTCGTTTTGAATGGCATCTTCTTTTTTTTCGGTTTTTGGAATAGTTACTTTAGTTACATCAGATGGAACATCTACTAAAGGTTCCTTAATGTTTACTTTTGTAATCTCTTCGTTTTTAGTAGCTAGCTGTTTAGGCTTTTTTGATTTACCTTTTAAGCTAAACTCACCTTCCTGTTTAACAGGTTCATTTGTTTTTACTTCTGACATAATATAATATAATTAAATAATTAAATACAGCTTTATCTAGGACCAAATTGTTCTAAGCCAAATCCTCCTAGAACGTCATTACCAGAAGACTCAAAGTCTTGAGGCAAACCTTCTGTTTGTCTTTGGTTTATTAATTCTGATTGCTGTGTTCCTTGTAATTTTATTCTTTGATCTTTTCTATCTTCTATTTCTTGTTCTCTTTGATTTTGAACACCCATTTGAGCTTGAGCTAATTGTATATTATAATTAAACTCTTCAGCCATAAGCTCTCTTTTTATTTGAGCTTCTGCTTGCATTCTTTGAATTTCAAACTGTGACTTAGCTTGCTCAATACTAACTTTTTCAGAAGTAAGTGCTTGCTGTTTTTGAACCTCAAACATAGCTGCTTTTTCCGCCGACTCAGCATTAGCTTGAGCCTGTGCTTGAATATTTTGCTGTTGTTGGTTTTGCTCTCTTTTTATTTTTTGATTTTGCCTAAGCTTTAAGAATTGATTAGCTACTTTAATATTTCTTATCTGTCTAATGTCAATAGCGTCAGATAAAGCTATAGCGCCTGTTTGCAATGCTACCTGTATGTTTTGCTCTAACAAAGCCTTTTCTTCTTCTTCAGGTTCTAATTCTAAGAATATACCAAAATCATGAAGTTGTAAATCCATAAACTCTTCTAAAGTTTTAGTATTGAAAGTACTTATAGAATTTATTAATGAATTCTCAGTTAAAGGATTTTTTATTAAATCAGCAACTTTTAAACTTATGTTCTCACAAACACGTAAAGTAACAAATAGTAAAGAGTCTAATAAATGTCTTGTAGCTGTATTAGAAGCATTTGCTGCTAATTTTTGAACTCCAACTAAAGCGTCTTTGTCTGGCTGACTACCGTCTCTAGCTTCGTTCAAACCAGTTACATCTCTTATCATTTGTAAATAATATTGATACGTACCTATTAAACTTTGTATTTTAGCTTGACCAGATGAAGTTGATAATTCTTGAATTGGCACTTTACCAGAGTTTAAACCACCTTCTTGATTAAGTGATCTACCAACTATAGAACCAGTTTGAAAATACATATTAAGAGCTTCGGCTGGATTATAATTTGTACCGTTACCTAAATCAACCTCAGCTAAACCATCCATGTCTAAGAACACACCATCAGGAACTATTCTAGACATAACCTGTTGTAGTTTTAAATGAGTGAGTTGAATCATATCAGCAAAACCAGTTATCTTGCTTACAACAGACTCTATGCGTCCTTTATACATTTTAGGCGCGCTTATGCAATAGTTCATTTCCACTTTAGTAGTATCAGCGTTTGGCCTAGTCATATTTTCAGCCATTTTCCACTCTAGCATTATGTTAGTACCTAGAACTTTAGCTCCGGTATATAACACTTCAATACTTCTTGAAACTCTTTCAAAATTATCATTTTCAGGAGGATTAAAAGTATCACTTTTTTCTAAAGCTTTTTCTAAACCTTGATCGGTTTTCTTTATCTTAAATACTTGATTCATATAAGTCTTGTATTCAAAATACATTACTTGAACAGTATTTTCATCGTAATTACCCCAACCTGTAACGTACTGAGAGTTACCAGGTGTTTGTTGTATTCTTTGCAGTTCTTCGTTAGAAATGTTTGGAAATTGTTTTTTCAACTCAGGTATTGTTACAGCTTTAACTTCTCCTACATAATATATGTCTTCAAAGTTTGGATCTTCCGTGTAAGAATAAACCATGTAAGCTGGATCAACGTAATCTATAACTATACCTTGTGATTTATCAAATCTAGTTTTAGTAGCTCCTATACCTAAAACAGTTAGATCTTGAGCTATCCTTCTTTTTGTTTCATCATACTTGTTAATAGCTAATACGTTATTTATAACTTCTTCTTCAGCAACTTCTACGTTTTGCTTATAAGTCATTTGCATGTGCAAATCTAATTCTTCGTCGCTTTCTGGTAAATCTTCTAAGTTTTGAGTTCTGGAAAAATCCATACCTAAGTTCTCTTTCAAATTAACAAGAGCTTTCTTAGTATTCATGTCTTGCTCTATAGCTTGCGCATAGTCTGTTCTGTTTTTAACAGAAAAAGGATCTTGAGCGTAAGCGGTTATATCGTATGATTTATTAGATAATCCATTAGCAACTATGTCTACAAATTTAGATATAATAGGAACAGGTGTCCAGTCTAAGTTTAAGTATGATAAATCACCATTTATAGATAATTCGTTTTTATACTTTTGCACACTTTGCTCTCCTCTAGCGTATAACCTTAATTGATGGAAATTACCATAATACCTCGCATATCTATTTCCAGATCTACCTCCTTGAAACCATTCTTGCTCAATAGCTCTACCTACTTGTATGCCATAATCTATACTGGATTTTTCTTCATCGCTAACAACTTGACTAGGAAATGAACTATAAGTATTAGTTTGTATCTTCATTTATTTAATAATTTTTGATGACCCACCTGTGTTGTCATATTTTTTTATACCTAAGTTTATGCTTTTATATTCTTTTTTAGCTGTTGGTGTATATCTATTCTTATTACACGCCATTAAAGCTAAGCCAGAACTTATGGCCGCATCAAACTTTGTTCTTTTATTTATATCAAATTTAGCCCAATCTTCTAAGGTTCTTTGAAAATACATATCTCCATAACCTTTTTCTGTTCTACCAATATTTGTATTCACGTATGTTTCGATAGCTGCTGCATGAGCTTGTTTTATATCTTCACTAGAGTTAGGTATTCCACCTATTTCTTTTTCTGTTACAGATAATTTATTCCAAGTTTTATCCGGTCTATTCATAGAGTAACCTCTATAACCTCTTCTTCTAAAATAATATAATAATCTTGGCTTGTTGTTTTCACAAAGCAGAGGCATCCCATAAAATATACACGCCATCAATACGTCTTCAAAAAACATTTCTGCAGTTTGTGGTCTAGCAATGTATTCTAAAAAGAAATGATTAGGTGGAACATCTTCCATGCTAAATTTAGTTAAACCGTGTAAAGCTCCATTAGAACCTCTACCGTCAACCGTACCTGATATATCATAACTATCACAACCAAATGCCCCGCAGTGTTCATTACCTGGGTATTTAGTGTTACCTTTAACTATTACATGGTTTTGAAGATTTGTAGGTGGAACCCAAGTAATATTAAATCTACCATTTTTGTTAGGCATAAATAAAACTCTAGAGTCTTTTATTCCATTCTCCCATTGAAAACTACCTTTGGTAACTATCGACGTGTTTCTTAAATCTTCATTATAATCTATTTGCTCGTATATCTTTGCTAAATTAAAAAGCGATTGCTTTGTTTCATCTCTAAAAGCATGTTGCTCTGTTCTTGGAAACTGACGGTAATATTCATTTAATCCGTCTTGATCGTTCTTTAATCCTTCTACTTCATTACTCCAATGATCTATAACTCCATTAGTTATTAAATCTCCGGATGCGTCTTTGGTTTCTTTTTTTGGGTTATCGAACACAGGTGATCCAAAAGAATCAATGAATCCTTCGTAGTTCCATTCCATAGGTATGAACAAAGAATATAGTCCTGAGCTAGTTTGACCATTGCGGTTTCTTTTTGTAACGTCTGATGCATAATAAAGTTTTTTAAAATTACCTCCACCTTTTTCTAAAGCATTTGAAGTAGATCCCATCATACATTTACCAACTATCTTGCTACCTAAACGTAAACAAGTTTTTGTAACTCTCCAGTTGTTTAATATATTATCTGGTCGTTCCCATTTTCCACTTTCATCATGTACTAATAGCTTTAATTTTTCACCATCATAGGAGTTGTCTCCCGTATTCTTCCAGTCAATAGTTGTATCTAATCCCTCTAGTTCTTCCTCGGTTTCACCTTCGTTAAGTTTACGTCTGGTGAGCCTTGACGCGGGTACTCTGTAGGCGAGCTCCGTTTTTGGCCGGTCCATTCCGTCTTGTATTGGTTTAAAGAAAAAGGGGTAATTGCTAGAAATGGGTACAACTTTATCTGTGAACATTTTCTTTGCGTCGGAGCCAGATTTGGACAATATCCCAAACCGTGAATCCGTTGATATTGTGGCCATATTAACTGTCTCCCCAGACGCCATGAATGAAAATCCTGAACGTCTATTCTTGAGATACGACATTCCATAACACCTCTTGTCTGCTTTACAAGCTTCCCAGAATAGGAAGAATATCCTGTTTGACTCCCTAAAATCTGCTGCCCCAACATCAATCTTGGACCACTGCAAGTACATGTAATGAGTACCAGTGATATAAGTTGGATTGCCATTATTATAAAACCAAAAACCTTTTTCTCTTTTTTCAAACTCTTTGTCTATGTATTCGTACCACTCTTCTTTAAAATCAGTTGGATATTTTTCCCAATCAAAAACACTCTTTATCTTAGATAGCTCTTTTGGATATTCCAACCTAGCCCAAACTTGATCTTTTTTATCCTGAGAACATTTGTAAACGTTCTTAGGTTTAGATGGCAATGCTATTTTTAAGTTTTGAATCTCTACAATTTCACCTATAGTTCCATCGCTACTTATTATAACTACATCGTACTCAGGGTTATAGCCTTTTTCCCACTTTTTGTATCTATTATTTCTTTTAAGTACTGCAGGTTTTATATGATCCTTAACAGTGCTTATTAGTGTTTGCTCGTACATTACTTAGATCTACCTTCAGCAAAACCTTTGAAAGATTTTTCTTGTTTAGCTTCTCTAGGTTTTTCCTCGAGCATATTTTCTTCTTCTTCTATTCTGTTCAATATTTCAAAAGCATCAAATATAGCTAGCTTTTTAGTAGCTGCTGCATTTTTAAGTTTGTCAGCAGATAAATCATCATCAGAATCTACAATAGACTCTTTAGCTACTTTAATTAATTCTTCAACTGCTTTTTGACCAGCTAGGATTATATTCTTTTTCGTTTCCTTCGTATTCATATTTAATTACAATATCATTAGATTTCATACAGTATAGACGCTTACCGTCTATTAAAAACTCCCATTCACCATTAGGCTTGTAACCTACAAGATCGCCTGGGTTTATTTTTAATGATTCTAAGGAACTATTACCGTATTTTAATATACCAACAAGGCTTCTTTCTTTATCAAGCGTTAGAGAGTTGTTATCTCTTATAGGAATTATAAAACATCTATCGCCGAACGAGTTCCAACCTGTTTCGTTTTTATATAAATAAATTTGATCTATAGCGCAAAGATGTAAGTTATCTTTAAACCAGGACCTGCTTTTCTTTTTGTTACCTTTCATATCATAGAAAACTCTAAATACGTTTTGGTGAACAACAATTATATCGCCAATTTTAATATTAGTTTTAAAAGCTTTAGGAGTTTGGATTACTACAGCTAATCTATTTACAAACTTAAAGTTTTCAATCTTAGTGTTTACAATTAACTCTTTATCTCCAATTTTTACTTTATTACTATATTTTTCGCCTAGTGGCTCTATAATAAAATCATACAAACTTCTCATCAATACTCTAGATCATATTCAACTGATATTGCCATGTTAGAATTAAATTTCTTCCATGGCATTACCTCGTTGTTTTTTTTGATATGAACATTGTAAGAACTGTCTGATTCATTCCACAGTATATGAGATATTTCATGACCTCCATATACTTGCTGCCCTACAGAATAATGCATCGCATCATTTTTGTAGTCAGAACCAATACTTATTTTTCTTACAATAGAAGACATTATTTAACTGATTTTAAAACAGGTTCATCTTCATTTTCTTTTTCAACCTCTGTATAAGTACCGTCACTTAAATTTATGTTTACTTGACCATATTGACTTTCTAGCTCTTCTTTGATGTTTTTTAATTTTTCAGAAAGATCTTTACTAGCTAATAGTAATTCTTGTTTTCTATACTCTAAAAAACCTATATCTAATAATAAGTTATTTGATTTTTTTTGGTTTTCCACAATAGAATCTAATTGTTCTTGTGTAATTTTTTTTACTTCTGACATTTTATTTAATTTAATTGTTTATATATATTATATAGTTACAGGTATACTCGCTATTTACACGCTATCATAGCTGTAGCTGTTGTACCAGTCGCTAAAACGTAATCAACTGCTACTTGTAATATAGTTCCAGCAGGAACGTTTTGAAAATTAACAGCGTCATTAGACGTGGGTGCAAGATCTGCTACACTTGCTATTACGAATTTGCAATCTCCATTACCGCCTCCGCTTATAGTAATCACATCGCCTACGTTATAGTTAGCACCTACAGCGTTTATTACTATAGTATCAACAACTCCACCAGTAGCAGTTACATCTACTGTTAATCCTGCTGGCGCTTTTGCCACTGAAGAAGGAACAAGACTAACTGCTGTCGTAGCTAGAGCTGCACCTGTAGTATAACCTGTTCCAGCGCTAAAACCAGCGTAAGAAGGATTAGCTCCTGTGAATGTAGGTTGAATATTTAATCCTGTAACACTACCTTGAACCCCTACGGCATCTGATAGTATTACATTGATATTTCCTCCTGCTCCAGAATACACTAGAGAACCTGTTAAATTAGTTCCTAATGTTCCTGTTTGATTTTCAAATTCCCAAGCTGACGTGGTTGTTATGGTATCAT